CAGATGCCTTGTACAGTGGAATCAAGCATAGAAGCAACCCATATAATGCGCCAGCGCTTGTCAGCCTGCTTAGAAGCCGAATGCGCCTCGTACTTAATGGTGCCGATAGCGGGGTCTTTCAACCCTAATTCCACCATACGGGCTGGTGACATCGTGGGGAGCTCGGCCTCACACGCAAAGCGGAGCGCGATGCGGCACTTAGCCAGGTAATAAAGCCGGTCGCGACCGGTCTCTTTCCACACGGCCTTCGTGCCAGCCAAATAATTGGCTGACCAGCCGGCGGACTTAGACCCATCAAACCCGTCCACGACCGTGTTGAACCGCTCCTTAAAGTCGAACAACGCCGCGCGAGAGCGCGGCATGTCCTCCAAGCCACGGGTGTAGCGCTCATCGAAGTCCGGAAGATCCCAGAAATGGGTCCAGCCCCGGTCGGCGGTCTGCTCGCCCAGCTGTCCTTGCAGAGACTCTCGCAAAGCGTCGGTCCCTGTAGGGGGCATAGCAAACTTAGTGCCTTCTCCGTTGCCGAAATCAATTCCGCACTTCATGGCAGCAGCCACAAACTCGGGGGACATGTGCTTTATGGTCTTGGGAGGCGCCACATGAATGTTACGGGAAGAGCCGTAACACTTAGCAGCGACCTTACCATCGCGGTCCTTCATGGTGGTCAGGGTGTCCAACCTTTCTATACCTCCTGCGGCTAAGTACATCTTGAACTCGTTCATGCCAGGAAGAGCCATAACGGCATCGACGCCCACGTTGGTAAGAGCGTCAAGGCCGGCCGCGGCGCTCTTGGGAGTGTCTTCGCGCATCCAGCGCGCCATGTTCAACGCCACCTCATCCGGCGAACAACCCTTGCGGGCTGGTAAGGAATCGGGCGGGGTCTCGCCAACGTAGTTGGACCAATAACGCTTCCTAGCCAATAACGGCATGAAGCGGTCAGGGTCCGTCTTAGCGGCGGCGGAGGCCACAGGAATCGAATCCAAACGCAAGCCAGTGAGTACAACCTTCTTCCGTTTCCCAGCCTTAGCGTCCTCCGGGATAGTCTCCACGCTGGGGGAGAACTTCGCGCGGCGCTTGGCGGCGGGCCTTGCCACCAGCCCGGGGGCTGGGGCCAAAGGGAACATGGTTGTCAGGGCTGGCAACGGCTCCTTAACGTCGAGCGCGGCCGCCACTTCAGCTGGGGTCGGAGACACAACGGACTCCGACACAGCCGTGGGTGGCACCGCCCGCCGCTCAACCGGGGCTGGCGCCTTAACGGCTGGTTTAGCCGGGGCGGAAGCCGCGGGGGTGTAAATCGGGACCGTATCTTTGCC